GCTTGGATGGCGTATGCAAATCAACTAACATTATCACAACGCCGTCAAGAAATACTTGACATGAACCAGAAGCACATTAGCATGGCCACATCGTTAAATACAAAGTTGGCCACTGCCATTGACAAGATTAACCCAGACCTGCTAAAACCTGGCGACATTGCGTCGCTGGCCCGTCTAGCTACAGACCTAGAGAGAAAAGCACGTGTAGATACTTTGGCGCAGGAACAAATACAACGTGATACTGCATACGACGTTGAGAATCCTGAATTAAAGAAGGCTCCTACAAATAAGCAGGACCTTGGCGAAGTGATATCTATCCTCTTGAAGGCTGGCGCGCTTGAAGGTATTACACAAATTGGTGTAAAGCAGACTACAACTACAGAGGTTGTAGCTAAAGATGCAGCAGGAGCCTCAGCAAGTATCACAAATGAAGGAAGATGACAACATGTCGCATAGGCGAAGTGACCGGATGTCTGGCCAGTATACATTTGAGCAAGTGGTTGTAGATAATAAGATAGTGAGCCAAACGTGCGTATTTTGTGGCAAGATGCTACCTATTAGTAATTTTGCATGTAATGGTAAAAATGCAATGGGTGAACCAGTTTACAGACATGACTGTAAGACATGCTATAATATTCGTCGCAAAGAGAATAATTCTAAGAAGGCCTACAGCGATTTCATAGGTGGGCAGAAACGCCGCGGTGAAGCAAATCCTGACTTTACACACCAAGAATGGAAAGAAGTCGTAATATTCTTTGGTGGCGAATGTGCCTATTGCGGATGTACACCACGTAAAGGTCAACGGTTAACAAAAGACCATCTAGAACCCATTGCAAAAGGTGGTATGACTACCGCAGACAATATTGTACCTGCGTGTGGGTGCTGTAATAGTTCAAAAGGAGCCGATGACTTTAAGGATTGGTTTATGAAACAGCCTTTCTTTAGCCAAGAGCGCCTAAATAAAATATTCAAGTGGCGTACGATGATGCGCCTTGTAGGTACTAAGTGAGGGATGTAAGATGGCTGGAGTAGATTTAAGTGGCGTAGATAGTGATGCTCTACAGAGGGCGCTAACGCCGCGTTTAACTAAATACATACCATATGAGCCTACAGCTAAGCAGCGTGCTTTCTTACTAATGAATAGTAAGAAAGAAATACTGTACGGGGGAGCCGCAGGAGGCGGCAAATCTGTGGCTCAGTTAATGGCTGCGTTACAATATGTAGACATTCCTGGATATTGCGCGATACTCTTCAGAAAAACATATGCTGATTTATCGTTGCCAGGCGCCTTAATTGATATGAGCAAGCAGTGGCTAATGCCGTTTGTAGATACCAAGGAAGTTAAATGGTCTGAAAAAGAAAAGCAGTATGTTTTTCCATCAGGTGCCTCTTTGAACTTTGGTTACCTTGAGTCAGAAAATGACTGCTATCGCTATCAAGGAGCTGAGTTTCAGTATATAGGAATGGATGAAGTAACGCACATTGCGCCATCTAACTACAGATACTTATTTTCCAGACTACGTAAGCCTTTAACATTGCAGGTGCCTCTCAGATATAGGGCAACGGCAAATCCTGGCGGTCAGTATGGTGAGTATTATTATCAACGTTTCTTTAAAGAAGGTGCGGCACATGGACGCATATTTATTGCTGCAGGCCTTGATGATAATCCATACTTGGATGCTGCCGCTTATAGAGAATCGCTCGATGAATTAGACCCATTAGAAAAAGAGCGGCTATTAAACGGTAACTGGGAGATTAAAGGCAGCGGCGATATGCTGGATAGACGTTGGTTTCCAATAGTAGCAGACAGTAACATGCCAGCAAATGTACGGCATGTTAGATTCTGGGATTTGGCCAGCACAGACCCAACTAAGCGTAGGAGTAAGAATAAGAAAGAACCTGACTTTACAGTAGGTTTTAAACTAGCCCATTATCAAGGTATGTACTGGATTGAAGATATCGTACGAGAACAACTAATGCCTTATGATGTTGAAAAACTCATAAAGTCTACGTCTAAGCAAGATGGTTACTCATGTGCAATTCGTATGGAGCAAGAGCCAGGTTCATCTGGTGCAATAACTTGTGATAATTATGCACGCGGAGTACTAAAAGGGTACGATTATTTAGGTATAGCTTCCACAGGGTCAAAAGCGGAGCGGGCTAGAACGGCCTCATCTGCTGCACAAGCTGGTAATGTGTTCATATTGCAGTCCTGTAGAAATACGCTGCCTTTTCTTGATGAGGCCGATTTATTTCCTTACGGAGTGCATGATGATACAATTGATGGTTATTCTGGCGCTTTTAATTACTTTAGAATAAAACATGTACTGCATGCACCTACAGGGGTTAGAAAATCTGGCGGTTCATATTGGTCACAATTAAGGAGATGAGTTAAATGTCTAGAGCACCCGTTAATACTAAACAATTAGGCGTATCAGGTCTGCGTAGATATGGTCCGTATATCTACGAGGAATTTTTGCCACAGTTACGTTGGCCAGGCGCTTGCCGAGTTTATCAAGAGATGAGCGATAATGACCCTGTCATTGGCTCAATACTGTACTTGGCTGAGATGTTAATACGTGGTACAACATGGGAAGTTGAAGCGGCAAGTAACGACCCGGAAGATATTGCAAACAAAGAATTTTTAGAAGGTTGCATGAATGACATGGATATGTCATGGGCAAATACTATCAATGAAGTACTATCAATGATGGTATATGGATTCAGTTTTCATGAAATAGTTTATAAGATACGCCGTGGGCCCCTTGAGAATAATCCGGCCTATCGTAGCAAATTTACTGACAATAAGGTAGGTTGGAGACGCATTCCTATACGTTCACAAGAATCTTTTTACCGGTGGGAATTTAATGAAGAAGGCGACGTTGTTGCTTTTGTTCAGCAAGCAGAACCTACGTATGCCTTAACGCGTATACCCATGGAAAAAGGTTTATTGTTTCGTACTAAAGTCAGTAGAGATAATCCAGAAGGTCGTTCATTATTACGAAATGCATACAGACCATGGTTCTTTAAGAAACATTTTGAAGAAATTGAAGGCATTGGTATAGAGCGTGACTTGGCCGGTTTTCCTGTATTGCAAGCACCGCCTGACATGGATATTTGGAATGAAGAAGACACTGCGATGGTAAAAATTAAAGCAAGTGCAGAAGCGTTAGTTTCATCTATTAGGCGTGATAGTGAAGAAGGCGCGGTATTACCTGCCGGTTGGGACTTAAAACTTCTTTCATCAACATCATCAAGGCAGATTAACATTGGCGATACCATTGATAGATACGATAATAGAATAGCTATTACAATGCTTTCTGACATTATACTTATTGGTAATAAACAATCTGGTTCATTTGCTTTGGCAGATACAAAGCAGTCTATGCTTGCAGCTGCCTTACAAGCGCAAGTAATGAATATTGCAGATGTATTTAATAGCAAGGCAGTTCCTGATTTATTCTTAAAAAATAACTGCAAAGATATGTCTAAGCTACCAAAAATTATGCCCAGCCAAATTCAAACGCCATCACTTAAAGAAGTTGCCTTGATGCTTAGAGCAATGGGTTTAAAAATAGGTGGCGACCAAGAGTTACAAAATTATATCCGCCATATACTTAGCATGCCTAACTTGGATGAAAAGACCTTTAAAAAAGTATACTTGCCGCAGGCTCCTACTGATGCATCAAAAATAGGCAAACCTAAAACTGATGGTCAGATAGTACCAGGACAAGAGGCAAAAGAACCGGGCGTAGATAACGCTGGTGTAGATAGGCAAGATGATACCGTAGAAAACGACTTAGAACAAAATGATTTAGCTTATACAGGGGAGGGTAAGTAATGGAGAACATTTATAAAGAGGATGAACGTGAAGTAAGCATGAACTTTAAATTGACTAAGGCCTATGATGAAGGGTTAGTCAGCGGGTGGGCAAATGTAGCCATTAATGCAAATGGAGATGTGCCGCTAGATTGGCAGGATGATGTGATAAGTCCTGATACGCTTGAAAAGGCTGCAATTAATTTTATGTTAGCCTATAGAGAGAGTGGCGTTATGCATAAAGGTGCTAGTCAAGGTACCGTTGTAGAATCTATTGTGCTTACAAAAGAAAAGCAGGCAGCTATGGGTATACCAGAAGGCGTTGTGCCTGAAGGTTGGTTTATTACAGTAAAAATAAACGATCCAAATGTTTTTGCTAAGGTAAAAAATGGTGACTTTAGGATGTTTTCAATACAAGGTACGGCTAAGCGTACACAGCTTTAATGTTATACATGTAAGCTAAAGTGCGTATAATATATTTAGGGGGTGATACAAATGCCCTATAAACTTGAAGACCTGGTGGTAACCAGGGTAGACTTAGTTGATGAAGGGGCTAATTCAGCCGCATTCATAGAATTGTACAAACGAAAGGGGCCTATGGATACTATGGGTATCGATGAAATTGTTAAAAGCATGAAACCAGAGCATGCCACTATTGTAACAGAAGCTCTATCGAAGGCTAAGGCAGATTATGATGCTATTGTTAAAGAGCGTGATTTGAGTGCTACAAATGTAGCCACTATTACGGCTAAACTTGCAACAGCTACTGCTGACTTAGAAAAGGCAAAAGCAGACTTAAAGGCAGCAAATGCCTCTAATGATGTATGCACCTGCGATGGAGAAGCTGATGCTAATGGCATGTGCAAAGTTTGTGGCAAACCAAAGAAAGTTAAAAAGGCTGATAAGGGTTCTAGTGCATCCTTTGATGAAACTGAAACTTTAAAAAGTATGCCAGAAGCGGCCAAAGCAATATTCTTAAAGATGCGTACACAGAAGGAAGCTGCTGAAGCAGCAGTTCTTAAGGCAAATGAAAAGGCTATTGAAGCAGACGCTATTAACAAGGCAGCAAGTTTCAAAGCTTTACCTATTGCACAAGAACGTCTTGTGGGTATCTTAAAGTCGGCTACTCCTGAACTTATGTCTGTTTTAAAAGACGTTGATGCAGCAATGCAAACCTGCGTTCTTGATGAGACAGGTCATGTAACTAAGAGTTCCGGCACAAAAACTGATGCATGGGGTAAGATTGAATCTGCCGCTGATACAATTGTAAAGCGCGATTCAGTCACAAAGTCTAAAGCTATTACATTAGCAATTCAGGAGAATCCGGACCTCTATGCTAATTATCTTAAAGGAGAAGGTGAATAATTATGAATGCATATGAAATTCCGAGCCTAAGATACAGTTTGCCAGCAGGTGGTGTGGTTGCACAAGCACGTTTTGTAACTGCAGATGCAAATGGTAATGGTATTCAGTCTGTTGCAGGCGGTACTGTTATTGGCGCTTCAATGAATGAAGTCAAAGTTGACCAAGTTCTTGAAATTGCTGATGGTATTGTAAATGTGACGGCTGGCGCTATTGTAGCAGCTGGCGCACAAGTTGCTTCAGATGCCTCTGGTAAGGCCATTACAAGGGCAGATACAGCACTTACTGCTGGTATTGCCTTGACTGGTGCTACCACTGTAGACCAGTTGATTTCCGTAAAAATCTAAATTTTACTTAGAAAGGAGTTGCTTATAAATGCCTAAAATGCAAGATGCTCATATTGATAGAGCCATGACAAATGTCTCTGTTGCCTACATGCAGGACGCTACTGCATTTATTTCTACCAACGTATTCCCGATAATTCCTGTTAAGCGCCAATCAGATGTTTTTTACATCTATGATAAAGGCGACTTTATGAGAGATGAAGCAAAAGTACGTGGAGGTGCCTCTGAATCTGCCGGTGGTGATTATGGCGTTGAAGCTTCTGATCCATACTACTGTCGCAAACATTCTTTTCATAAAGATGTTACACCTGAAGAGCGTGCTAACTATGATGAACCTTTGAATGCTGACATTGATGCTACTGATTTCGTTACACAAAAAATGCTTATCCGTCGTGAGATGGAATGGGCTACTCGTTTCTTTAAAGCGGGTATTTGGGGAACTGAAATTACCGGAGTAGCTGCAACACCTGCAGCAGGCCAAACATTGACTTGGAACTTACCGACATCTAATCCTATTAATGATATTACTACTGCCGGCGTTAACATGGCGGCAACTACAGGTTTCAAACCTAATGTTCTTGTCCTGTCTCCTTTTGTGTTTAAAGCACTTAAGAATCATGAGGATATTTTGGATCGTATTAAATATACACAAAAGGGTGTTGTTACTACAGATTTGCTCGCCACGTTGTTTGAAGTTGAACATGTGTATGTAGCATGGGGTGTAGTTAATACTGCAGACCGTGGTGCTTCTGATACTGTTGGCTTTATAATGGGCAAACATGCTCTGCTTTGCTACAGTAATCCTAAACCAAGCCTTAAGCAACCTTCTGCTGGTTATATCTTTACGTGGTCTGGCCTTGAAGGTTCTGGCGGTTATGGCAATCGTATTGTGCGTCTACCTATGGATATGCTCGGACTTGGTACGGAAAGAGTTGAAGGAGAAATTGCCTTTGATGCAAAGATTATTTGCAAAGATTTAGGCGTCTTCTTCAAGGATATTGTTGCTTAATGTTTCCAGTTTATATAGTCCGTAAACCTTTTAGGAATTACGGAGAAGTTAAGTTAGCCGGGTCGTTAATTGACGACCCGGCAACTATTAAACATTTTAAAAGTCTTCTAGCAGATAATCATATTGTAGGAGTGGAAGAGCATACACTTGCTAGGTATGAAGAATTCTTTAAAGTGCGGTATAATGTATCAATTAAAAAAGCAATTAAAGATGCTGAAGAAGCAAAGAGTGCCAGCGATGTAAAAGTTGCAAAAGTTACAGAAAAAGCAAAAGTACCCCAGATTAAATCTGCACCTACCATTGTTGCCAACATAAAATAAAAGGAGGGGTTCAAGCATGAGTTGGGCATATACGGGCGATCCAGCCGGTAGTAAAAAAGACCAGTGTAGATTTATTATCGGTGATACAAATGCAAATGAACCTCTCTTACAAGATGAAGAAATACAGTATATGATTGCAGAAGCAAATAATAATGAATCGTTATTACTGTATAATCTTTTTAGTCATGTTGCTATCTTGTATGCAAAGGATATAAAAAAGTCATTGGGACCTCAATCAGAAGACCCCACAGAACGCATTAAATTTTTTCAAGCTAAAGCGGAATATTACAGAAAGAGACTTGCTATGTCTGGCTTATCTGTTCCTAAATATAAGTATCCTAAAATATTTCATAAAGGTATGCAAAGTAACCCACCATGGCCTGGAGATGATGGTAATGTATAAAAGTGTAGCTTCTTGGTGCAATGTGCCTTTTAGCATTAAAAGTTTTGTAAAACGCACAGGTACTGGTACTAAAGAGTATAAGCCAGACGTGCTCAGTTCCTTTTGTTTACCACAAGGTAAAGTACAGTTAGTATCTAATGGGTCTGGCGCTGAAGTTACTTCTACATTGCAGTTAATTGTAGGTCCAAATACTCCCATTAAAGTAGAGGATAGTGTGCTTTTTCAAGACTTAGAAAGACCTATTTTAGCCATTGCTCCATTTTTTTATAAGGGAGTACTTGACCTACAGGTGGTGTATTTAAAGTGAGGTCAACATTATCATTTAATTTTGATAGGGAATCTCTTCAGCAATTTGATGCACAGTGCGAAGTTGCCATTTCTAAGTTAGGCCACGGTACACGAAAAGCTACCGTTGCTGCTTGTCAAGAAATTATACAGGCAAGTCTTAACCAAGTTCCAAGTGCCACCGGAACATTAGCCAGTAGCATTTATTATGAAATTTCAGGCAACTATAAAATAGGTTTTTCTGGCGTTGTTGGGTATGGAGGTAATGGTAATCCTGTAAATCCTACAACTGGAGAGGCCGTCTCAGAATATATGGTAGCTGTGCATGAAAATATGAGTGCTGAGCATCCTAATGGAAAGGCTAAATTTTTAGAAGACCCTGTTAGAGAATATGCACGAGAAAACTTTCCTAGAACAGTTTTTAAATATGCACAAGAATCTTTGGCAGATATGTCTTTATAGGAGAATGTTTATGGCAACACTATTAGAAGACATAGTATCTTTTATTACTGCTAATGGTCAAGTAACAGGCGATGGTGTTGATGCTTTTAGAGACTTTACTCCTGAGACGCCCGATAATATAGTGGCAATAAAAGAGTACTCAGGAGACCCTATGGTGTTTGGCGAATCTTTAACAAACAGGTCTGTGCAACTTACCGTTAGAAATACTGACGCAAGTATTTCTCAAAGTAAAGCTTTAGCGATTTTTAAGCTGTTTAAGTCAGATGACTTTATGATACATTTTACTTCTACTAGATGGGGTCAGGTACATTTACGTCAAACGCCATTTAGAATTAGTACTGATGCTTCAAATAGAGTTACATATGGCTTTAACATAGGAATAACAACTACAATTGATTAGGAGGAAAAATTAATGGCTACTAGAATTGGTTGTGACCATCTTGTGTATGCTAAGATGACTACTGAGGATAGCTCAAGTGTAGCTCCAGTGTATGCCGTACCTACCCTTGCACCTGGCGTAATGGCAGTAAATATTAATCCAAATGCATCGCAAGAGACATTATTCACAGATGATGGTCCTAGTGAGACCGCTTCAACTCTTGGTAAGATTGAGGTAGAAATTAAGAAAAATGAACTTACCATTCAAAACAAAGCAGACTTACTTGGGCATAACATAGACACAAATGGTGGTCTAGTGTATGGCGATTATGATGTTCCACCGTGGACTGCTATAGGCTTTAGAACGCTTAAGTCAAACGGCAAGTACAAGTACGTGTGGATGTACAAAGGCAAGTTCATGGACCCAGAAGAGCAAAATGAAACAAAGGGCGATAATGTATCTTTCCAGTCTGATACCATAAAAGGGCAGTTTGTAAAAATTAATAATTCTTATTCCATTGGTACTGGAGAAGCTGCAAAGACTGTTCATCCATGGAAATACGACTTAGATGAAGAATCAGTTGGGGTAAGCGCAACGGCATTAGCTGCATTCTTTACTAGCGTACTAATGCCAAATGCTGTAATTGCATAATGAGAAAAGGGGAATAGACAATGTCTAGTGTACGTGAGGTAAAGCGCAAACCAGTATCTGTAGTTCTTGCAGATGGTAAAGCACATTCTATAAAGTTTGACTTAAATGGTTTAGCTGAACTTGAAGACTTATACGGTTCTATTGATGCTGCATTTACTGCCCTTGATAATAACAGTGTTAAGGCGGCACGAGCAGTGTTATGGGCCGGATTGTTAAGTGAAAATGATGCATTAACGTTAAAAGAAGCCGGCCATTTGTTAGATGTAGAAACTATGCAAGAACTTATGGGTTCTTTATCAGGTGCATTATCAGCTGATATGCCTTCGCCAGAAGACGTTGCAACTGATGCAACGGCAATTGCCACGGCAACTGTTAGTACGCCAGACCCAAACGTATAATTCCCGATGGCGGGGCTCATCCTGACAATTGGGATTGGCCCCGCATGTTATATGTCGGGAGAGTTTGGCTACACTATACGGATACTGAAATATGGGCGTTAACGCCGAGACAATTTTATAGTCAATTAAAAGTACGGCAAGAGTACGTTAAATCACAAGGGTCTTTAAAAACGTCAGAGAATGCCGAAACTGGCTATATAGATGAAGTACCTGGTTGGTAATGAAAGGAGGTAGCATATGTCTAATTTTGCTACATTATCTGCAAACTTAAATTTAAATCTGAGTAGTTTTGCGGCAGGGTTAAAAGAGGCTGCATCTATGGCACGTGGCATGGCAGATAACATAAATGGTCAAATTAGTACTGGGATTACAGACCCAACTAGAAAATCAAAAATAGAATTTAAAGATGTTGGGCGTATAGTTCAAGGTATCTTAATTTCTAAAGTTTTTTATGCTGGTATGAATGCAATAAAAAATGCTACCAGTTCTGTCTTTAGCTTTAGTACACAATTAGAATCTGCTAAGGTAGCGTATACCAGTCTTTTTGGCAGCACTACAGTAGCTACAAACTTCATAAATGTACTACAAGACTTTGCAGCAAAAACTCCTTTTACATTTCAACAGTCGGAAACAGCCGCCAGGCGCCTTCTCGCATATGGCATTCAGTATAAGAATGTAATGTACGTAATGAAAGGTGTTCTGGCTGCTTCATCTATGACAGGTGACCCACAAACAATAGAATCAGTTTCTAGAGCCTTAGGCCAAATATCTACAAAAGGTCGTTTAATGAACGAAGAAATGCGTCAGTTAACTGATGCAGGTATTCCAGCGTATGATATACTGCAAAAGAAGTTAGGTTTAACGCAAAAGCAGCTTCAAAACTTAGCAAAGTATAATATCCCGGCTAGCAAGGCTATTAATGCCCTTGTAGATGGTCTTAATGAAAGATTTGGTAGTGTGGCAAATGTTGCATCTATGACCATGAAAGGTATCATAAGTAATGTTACTGATAATGCCCAAATGTTGTTTTCTGGCATGTTTGGTCCTGCGTATCTAAAAATTAAAACCTTTGTGTACGCCATTGAACAAATGCTTGAAAAACTCAGAAAGATAAATGACTTAAAGGGTATAGGTGGCGTTTTTGAGGCGATTTTTCCGCCGGCACTGCAGACTACCGTTAGAACCTTCGTGGCTAACCTTGAAGTATTATGGGCAATTATACTGAAGGTACTTTCTGTAGTTAGAACGTTTGCAGGAGCAGAGTTAATGCAGTTAATTCGAGTGTTTAATATGCTATCACCTATTATAATGCTTACATGTAATATGTTACTTGCCCTACTAAGTGCTATAGAGAATAATCAGCAAGCTTTAAATTTTCTTACTGCTGCATTAGCTGTAGCAGCCGCAGCATGGGTTTTGTTTAAATTAAAGGCCCTTGGCGCCCTGATAATTGAGGCAGTTGCTGGGGCAATTAAAAAGGTAAGTATGGCATTAGATGGCTTGGCAATAGGTTTGGTTGAACATCCGTGGTTAACTTTATTTGCAGTACTTATTGGAGGCCTTGCCGTTATTGCACTAAGTTCGGCACAGGCACAGGG